GAACCTCTGAACTCCAATCATACCCAACATTGCCAGCGTTCCATAGTAATATATGGTTGCTGTAACTATCCTAAAACTTGGTGCCCCTTGTCCGACTCGAACAGACCACCTACTGATTACAAATCAGTTGCTCTACCAGATGAGCTAAAGGGGCATTAATTGTTAATGAACAAATTGTATTTTACAACTCTTTGCCTGAAAGGTCAACCTTTCCGGTTTCATATTTCTCTTTACGATCCTGAAATTCTGCTTCAGTTAGTCCATGCCAACCGCAGCAATCGCCTGTAGGGCTACGACCGCAACCACATGTACCTTTTTTCATTTCTTCAACCGATGGTGTCATTTTCTTCTTTCCCCATATTAAATCGTAGTTATCACGATATGAGTTGGATACACCTTTCGTTTGAATTGCATCTCCAGTAATATCATTTCTTGCTACCATTACTTCTTCCTCTGTTTGGTGGAGGTAAGGAGGATCGAACTCCTGACCTACGGCTTGCAAAGCCGCCGCTCTCCCAGCTGAGCTATACCCCCATTATACTGTGGCTCCCCGAGCTGGGCTCGAACCAGCGACACCTTGATTAACAGTCAAGTGCTTCTACCAACTGAGCTATCAGGGAACAATATATTTTACTTATTCAGTTGCTGTCGGTGCAGCAAAATTATTTCCACGTTCTTTCTTTGTAGACTTTGGAACAATACTAGCAGCGTATTCTGCATCAATCATCATACGCTTAAACTGATTACGACCTTCTGCTGGACCGCCCATTAACGCGATCATACGTTTTGTAGTCTTACTCAATTTAAAGTTTGCGTTAGTTTTAGCCATGTTTTTCCTTTTGTTATAGTTGGCGGTGAGCGAGAGATTCGAACTCTCGATACAGGTTTAAGCCCGTATGCCTCCTTAGCAGGGAGGTACCTTCGGCCACTCGGTCAGCTCACCGTGTTACTTTGCGTACCAGCTTATGCCAGTAATATTTTAAACCTCTCCATGTTGGCATCCAATCAAACATATCACTTCCAATGCCAACTTCTTTAGGCATATTGCCGTATGCCTTGTTCAGCGTTTCTTTTCCTGACATACAGCTTTCTCCTATAATTGGTGCGACTGACCAGAATCGAACTGGTATGGCTTGCGCCGAGGGATTTTAAGTCCCTTGTGTCTACCTATTTCACCACAGTCGCATATCTTACTGACTTCTGCGCTTCATCCAAGTGTAATCTACACCGTCTGGGCACTTTCCGTCTTTGATGCTATCAGCACCAAACATTCCTACAATTTCCATATCATCGCTGCTAATTGTTACGAACTCATTCATAATCTTAGCAGTATGCATAGCTTCATCTAATGTCATTACATCAAATGTTACTTTTGAACCTGTTACTTTATACATTGTTAATTATACCTTCTTTTTCCACTCATCGCAACAATGATTTACATTATTTGGCGCCTCGTAGGGGTTTCGATCCCCTTGCCTCCGCAGTGACAGTGCGGTGCTCTCCCGATTGAGCTAACGAAGCATGAATTAGTTGTAGGCTACGCAATCCAAATCGCCCCTACTTGAGTTGACATCACTGTCACTACGTTGTTAACTTCTTAGCTGTTGTAGTTCAGCACAGCAGTTCGGACTTCCTTAATTGGACACTCTTCTTAACGGTTAGCTGCCCCCGACTCGATGAAACTGAGTAAGCTATAGTAATCACGTTTACTACCGACGGGATCTTGGCGGAAGCGGTGAGATTCGAACTCACGGAGCATTTCTACTCGACAGTTTTCAAGACTGTTGCAATAAACCGGACTCTGCCACACTTCCATATAAATTGGTGGATGAGGTTGGCTTCGAACCAACAATGCCAGGGGCGGCAGATTTACAGTCTGCTGGGGTTACCAATTTTCCTACTCATCCATATACATTAATGTCCTACAGCTTTAGTAGGCCTCTCACTCTTGCGAATGACGCAGTCACACGTTAATGTAATAACTTGGTGCCCCAGGACGGACTCGAACCGTCACGCTCGCGCACTGGCTTCTAAGACCAGCGTGTCTACCAATTTCACCACCAGGGCATATCATATTAAAACACACTCATCACTTTCGGACTAACAAGTCCCGGTGTGAAGTCCTTACAACCTAGAACTATGTCTAAGTAAAGTGTGTTTTAATATGGTACTCGGTAGGGGAATCGAACCCCTCTTCCCGCCGTGAAAGGGCGGTGTCCTAGACCGATAGACGAACCGAGCAAAATATCTTTTGAATTTTTAACGAACAATTTTTAGTTAGCTCTATTAACTAACTAAGTCTCTATTATATATCCGCTATACAAGTCTGTCAACTCTTTTTTGGATATTTTTAAATTATTTTGGCCGGGCTTGAGAGGATCGAACTCCCACCCTCTGTTTCGAAGACAGAGATGATATCCATTTCACCAAAGCCCGGTTGGCGCGGCCGATTGGACTCGAACCAACATAGGACACTTTAGAAGAGTGTTGCCTTTCCATTAGACTACAGCCGCATGGTACCCCTGCTCCGATTCGAACGGAGAACAACTTCTCCTTTTGAGAGAGACGACTTTACCAATTTGTCCACAGGGGCATCTATCTGGTGCTCCTAACAAGAATCGAACTTGTATTGCTACTTTACCAAAGTAGTGTTCTGCCATTTAACTATAGGAGCATTACATTGAAGGACCGTTACCGTTCTTAAACCCTACTTCACCGCCTTCTTCTTGAATACGTTTAATAACATCTTCAAACAGTATAGGAGCAAAATCTGGAGTTTGTTCTACGCATACACAGTGGTAACGAGTGTCGTTTTCTTCGCTGTAAGTAAATTCACCAGTCCTCACATTAACACCGACAATTTTCTTTACACGATTTGCATGTAAGTGTCCGTGAATGTTAACACCAAAACGACCTAAACTTTCTGGGTGTACAGGAATGTGACTTAAGATCATTCCGTTCATAACGTGGTACGCACGAAGTTCTCTAAAGTATGTGCGATATTCGTCATCTCTAAAGATATCGTGGTTGCCACGAATAAGAACCTTGTCACCGTTTAATCGATGTAATATTTTTAACGATTTACGATTAATAACTACATCACCTAAATGGTAAACTTTGTCTGTAGGCTTAACACGTTCGTTCCAAGCCTTGACCATTGCTTCGTCCATTTCATCTGGATCTGTCCAGGGACGCAATTTTGTAAATCCATCACTTCGGGTAAAGCGGCAAACGCCAGCGTGTCCGAAGTGTGTATCACTTACTAAAAACACACTAGGCATAATGCACTCCTTTATTTTTTCAATGCTTCCATAGTAGCAAGGATTTCTGCCCATTGCTCTTGTGGAGGCTTACCTTCATTTAAGTTACGGATAGCCATAAAGTCTTTGTGGTTCTCGGGAATCTTAAAATAGATGTTTGCATACGTGCAATCAAAGCTATCATCTTCATCGTGGCTATACCATGGGTGTTCTGACATTTCATCAAAGACATCTTCATAGTCTTCACGATTACCACCACCGTTGCGTGTATGCACAACAATGTAACCTTCGTCTAGGTAGACATTACGAAAGCGACCAAAGTCTGCTGTAGTCTTGCCTAGAATCTCTAGCAACTTATCTGTGTCGGGATTCATACCAAACAACATATTATACAAACTCATACATCACCTTCTCTTTCTTTAGGAACCACAAACCCCCAATCAGTTTCAACACCGTTAATAGTGTGTGGCTCTTGTTCATCGTAAGTCCAACCTAAAACTTTCATCATTTTATGTTTGACTAGTAAATTAGGACTGCGGAAAGCTTCTGCATCTCTAAAGCCTAGCATTACGCCAACTTCAGCAACTGCTCCACTTCTGCAAACTCCTGCATGGCAGTGTACTACAACATTCATGTGACTGTCAAGTGCGTGTTGTAATAGAGCCACAAGTTTTACTGCATCCTCGTCTTGAATCTTCCACTTATCGTTAATAGTTTCATCAGACTGTTCTAAATCTAAAAATTTAAATTGATGCGTTTCTCTAAATTGATTTGCCGGTTGTGGAAATTCCATATCGGGATCAACTATTTGGATCAACATACTGTTAATACCTGCTTCAATATGATGTCCTTTTCTAATGTCAGCAAGTGACACATTTTGAATCCAGGGTGTTAACATTACATTCTCCTTAATTGGGGTGTTAGATGGGGAACGATCCCATACTATCGCTTTCACAGAGCAATGTGCAGACCACTACACTACTAACACCATAGAAAACAGGTTCTCTTTTTTCGTGCTCCCATTACACCACAGTGGCGACCAACCCACTGCCGGGATTCGAACCCGGACCCTCTTTTTTGCAGAAAGATTATTTTGATTGCTGAAAAGAACCTTAACGGTCAATAAAACAGGATACATTCTTGACGAATGCTCTACCGAGTGAGCTAATCACGCATGAAGCGTAATGTTGGAATCGAACCAACTACCTATCGTTTGATAGAATTTGCTGTATGTATCCTAAAAATGGAGCGGATGACGGGGTTCGAACCCGTGACCTCGTGCTTGGCAAGCATGTATTCTACCAACTGAACTACATCCGCATAAACTGTCTAAAGAAAAAGAGCTCACAGAGTTCTGGTTTGAGATCGATGTCTCCGTGGCAACCAGCGGTTACAGCCGCTCTCTATTTGTCTTGCCTAACGTGGAGCAATTCGAACAGTCAACGGCATTGATCTGTAATACTATCCGTACATATTCTGTTCAAGTGTGAGTTTTATAAACCCTTCAAGTCAGCCCTTCCGAAGCTAGCTATCGTCCATACGGAACACTTATATCGCCTTGAGCACTTTTACTTTAGACAACATATTTATAGAATGCCAAGTTGTTCACCGCACAACTATGGCAAAAGCGGGGGTCTGTAAGTTGGTGGTGATGAGTAGAGTCGAACTACCACCGGGCTCCGTATGAAGGAGGTGCACTACCGTTATGCTACATCACCATATGGAAACACTCTAAATGGCAGCACCAACATAATTATATTAGTTGAATACCACCAAACAGAATGTTTTCATATGGTAGGGGCACAGAGAATCGAACTCTGATTAACTGGTTAAAAGCCAGCTACTTTAGCCGTTAAGTTATACCCCCATATGGTCCACTCAGTCGGATTCGAACCGACACCTCATTGATTAAGAGTCAAGTGCGCTACCATTAACGCTACGAGTGGTTGGTCGTATGTAATTGTTTTACGTGCCAACCAGGACCATACGGGGTACAAGGTTGACACTAACGTTTAGCACGTTTCATGTCGTTCTCCTTTTGAACATTAAAAAAAATACAGGATGCTTATTTTTAGATTAAAAGTCTAATTATAAAATTTGCTGGACGCATCCTAAAACTGGTGTGTAAGGAAGGAGTTGAACCTTCAACTGGACCATCCTAAGCGACTGCCGCCACCCAAGGGAGTCGAACCCTTAGCCACGGACTGCCGCCCGGGTGTATACCGTTTCACTACTTACACATATTTGGTGTCGCTGCTGGGATTCGAACCCAGATTCCTTCCTTGACATGGATTAAAGAAATATGCTGAACGTAACCTAAAACAGGCTCACCCTTTTATAAGTGTCCTAACCATTAGACGACAGCGACAAAAAACTAAATTGGTACCCCCGGCGGGAGTCGAACCCACATTGGCCAATTATCTGTTGCACACGGGATATAAATCCGCTGTTTTACCATTAAACTACAGGGGTATAAAATTGTTGGCACCCCTGGAAGGACTCGAACCTCCGACTCCCACGTTCGTAGCGTGGTACTCTAATTCCGCTGAGTTACAGGGGCATCTTTTATTCGTTCTAAAGCGTCTTTACGCATTTTAAACAAACGATGCTCATTTGGTTTATGAACAACTATGTATTCTATACCATCTATAGTTTCAGTCAAGCGGGTATCGTCACAAACAAACTTGTCATTATTCATTCTGTTTTTAAACATAGTTGGTTTCATAACCTTCCCCTTATACTTGGTGCCGCCTCGTGGGATCGAACCACGTTCCTCGGTGCTTCAAACCGGTGCTATGACCACATCAGCTAAAGCGGCAAAATTGGTCTCCGTAGAAGGATTCGAACCTTCACCTCACCGCCCCAAACGGAGAGTGCAACCTGATAACACTTTACAGAGATAAATTGGCGTACCCCCAGGGACTCGAACCCCGACCAACAGTTTTGGAGACTGGTATGCTGCCATTACACTAGGGATACATATTTGGTGGAGGACCAGGGTATCGAACCCTTGTAGTCACGATGCTTGCAAAGCAACGCCGCCGCCCTCGGCTCCCCCCATTATTTGGCTCCGCGTGTGAGGATCGAACTCACCTAACCACTGATTAACAGTCAGGTCCCTGCACCTTGCTTGGATTTCGCGGAATAGAACTTGGTACTCCGAAAGGGTATCGATCCCTCTTCTCCGCCTTGAAAGGGCAGCGTTCTAGCCAGTAAACTACCGGAGTATAAAAAACAGGATTCGCTTTTTGCTTTTTTTCAATAAAAGTTTTTTAATTTGCTGAATGAATCCTAAAACTGGCAGGCGCATTAGGGATCGAACCTAAACTAACAGAGTCAAAGTCTGTTGTGCTACCATTACACAATGCGCCA